ACAGGGGCAACGGGTGATACGGGATCAACAGGGCCTACAGGGGCAACGGGTTCCACAGGCACGACAGGTGCTACCGGAATTGGTGTGACCATTTTGGGATCATATGACAGCTATGAGGATTTGGTTGCAGCACACCCAACAGGGACGGTTGGCGATGGATATCTCGTCAATGGTGATCTCTATGTTTGGACAGGAACAATTTGGGACAACGTAGGTAATATTCAAGGCCCTGCTGGAGCGACGGGACCTACCGGGCCAACGGGAGCGACAGGGCAATCAATAACCGGTGAAGCTGGGCCTACAGGGGCAACGGGACCAACGGGGGCTACTGGAGCTACGGGTTCGACAGGGGCAATCGGTCAATCAATAACTGGTGAAGCAGGTCCGACGGGGCCAACGGGACCGACGGGTAGCACAGGGGCGACGGGAACAACCGGAACCACTGGTGGAACGGGTGCAACAGGAGCTACCGGACCAACGGGAGAAACAGGAGCTACAGGACCAGCCGGTGCTGACGGTGAGACATCGGGACAAATTCTTTATTTCGATAATCAATCCAGCGCAGATATTGCTGGTTATGAACTTTTGGGCCGCATGCCAGCCGGTGCTCAAAGTGATGAAACAGTGACAGTAGGGAACAACGGTAATGCCGAGGTTCTTGTTGATCCATATGTTACTGTTTTAGAGTATCCACAAATAGACGTTATTCCTGCCGGGACATGGCGTTTCAGAATGCATCATTTTGTTAACAACGTAACAGGGGTTACTAAAGCGGTTTATCGTGTTTACAAAAGATCATCTTTAGGTGTCGAAACTGAATTATTTAACGTTGAATCACCAGAGATTAATGCAACATCTGTTACTGAATATATTACAAGTTACACACAAAATTCCGATATTGATATCGAGGTTACAGACAGAATCGTTATCAAGGTGTTTGGGAAATCAGATCGGTCACCTCAAACTGTAGATTTCCATTTTGTTTACGGTGGGACAACATATGCTAGTTTTGTAGCGACTCCACTTTTCATCAAAGGGATATCGGGAGCGACAGGCGCGACGGGTCCTACAGGAGCTACGGGAGCAACCGGAGTAACAGGGGCAACAGGTGCAACAGGAGCTACTGGGCAATCAATAACAGGCGCAACCGGACCAACCGGAGTAACAGGAGCAACGGGAGCAACAGGAAGCACAGGTGCGACAGGATCAACGGGATCAACCGGAGTAACAGGGGCAACAGGTGTAGGCGGTGGTTTGATCGTGACGGCTGTCACTCATACAGTGTCATCTCTGGTTAAAGGCAAGCACTATTTAATCGACATGTCAGGCGCTAGTTCGGATATAAACGTTGCTCTTCCTGCTGGAGAGTCTGAGGCAGCTGTCAGAGTTAGCGTTCTCGGCAATGCGACCAACATTTATCGTGTCACCCTCAATAGGGCAGGATCTGACACCATCAAATACAACGGTTCGGCAGGTCTTACGGGAATAAGGCTAGCAAACGCTGAAACATGGGTTGAGTTATCATGGGATGGTACGCAGTGGGTAATTGATTGCGAAGAAAATTTGACAGGCGGGCAAGGATTAGTAACCCAAGCTCTCGATCTAACCGATTTCACAGGATCTCCCAAAACATTCACGGCCTACAACGGGCGGCATTATCTTGTTGATATGGCCGGTGCTGCTGAACAATACACTATTGTTTTACCAGCTGGTTTCACTGAAACAGTTGTGAGGATCTCGGTTAAAAATAATGACTTGAATACTTATCCTCTAAAAGTTGACGGTAATGGCACCGAGAAGATTTGGTATGACAGTGTAGAGAATGCAGATGTTTACTTTGGGGGTTCTGATCAATGGGCAGAGTTTAGCTGGGATACTAAAGACTCGCATTGGATTGTAAACGACGGTACAGGTGGTCTTGGCGGATATGTCAGTGGGCCACTTACTGTAACGGGGGCTTTTACTCCAAGTGGTGGAATTGTTGGTAAGACTGATGGGGTGGCGGTAGCTGAAGGATATATTGGTGAAACTAAAGTTGGATCTCTGCTCATAGCAAGCAGAACTACCTTAACAAATAGCGAATGGAAAACAGTAACTAGTGTCACGGTGAAACCGGGAAAATGGGAATTGAAGTCAATTGTAGGGTTCAGCGGTAATGGTGGTGCTGTAACTGGGACAAGATTTGGAGGTGGTATAGGTACAGCTGATGGCAATGCTAGCGGTGGAATAGTATTAGGTGGCAATGCTGGGTTGCTTCCAACTCCACCAACTGCTGCTTGTGAAACAACAATAGCCGTCCCATCTGATATTGTAACTCCTACGGTAGAGACAACTTATTTTTTAAAAGCATATGCTGAGTTTTCATCAGGAACAGTTCAAGCTTTCGGTAGAATAACAGCAGAAAGAATTGCATAACAAGGAGTAACCATGCCTTCAAACATAATCGGTATCCGCAACAATAACGTTCTCGTCCCTTACTCAGCTGCGACGAAGAGGACGAAACAATTAGACCTAAGTTCAGCAGTCACAAGCAATCCAACCGTATCTGCGGTTACTAGAGCTGTAGCGGTATTTTATGCAGATAGCTCGGGCGTTTGGAGAATGAAATTCAACGTACGTTATACTGTAGCATCCGGGAGCAGAACATCTGCAACAATGACTATTGCGGATGTAGTTTTCAAAGCTACAGCCGACCAATCGGTCGTAGCATTTTCTGGTGGCGGTCCTCTGTTTTCTCAGGCATATACCACGGCCAATACCGGGAATGTATCTTATCAACATGCTTCTGGGACGACTGATTATTATGCGTTTTCAGGAGATGTTGAACTAAACGCCGAACCCACAACATACACCACAGCAGCGAACATGGAAGGCGTGACGGCGGTTGACGTTTGGATTGGTCCGGCTAGTGCTAGTGCGGCTGGTTTGGTTAGCACAGAAGCGCAGACTTTTGCTGGGGTTAAGACGTATAATGATGGTCTCAAGCTCGATGATGCGGCAGGGCAGAGTACCTTGAATCACTACGAAGAAGGAACATTCTCGGTAATATCTCAAGGGCCATGGACTGCCACGACACAAAATCTGACTGGACGATATGTTCGCATTGGAAAACAAGTCACTATTGTTATGAATGAAGCAATCTTTGCGACAAATAAATCACAAACTGTAGTGATACCAGCTGCAAACGGGTTTCCCGCAGCAATTAGGCCAGCAAGTGGAGGGGTTCAGTGGTTAGTACCAACTTATGAGTCAACTGTGTATCCAGACCGTCCCGGTAGAATAGTGCTTTTTTATGACGGTTCAGCTGAAATATTTCAACAGTGGAATGGCTCCTCTTTTGCGGGTTCTGGGAACGGTGGTTTTTTAGCGCACACTGCATCATATACGATAGGGTAAGCCATGAAACTATCAAATTCATTCTGCATCAGCCTCCTCGGCCCAATTTAAAAGGAATAACAATTAAGAAAGGACTCACATGTTTTTATCAGATAATGAGAAAAAAGGGAAAACCATATGGCAATAGTAGATATCGGTGTTAAGAATAAAAAAAATAAAGATGATACGGTGAAACCCGAAAAAGTAAAGCCGGGCGAAGCGGATGGGTTAGTCCCAGCCGAAGGCATCCCCGGCAGAACAGACGGCAAACCGATCCCGGAAAAAGTTATCGGTGAGGAAGTGATCGCATACAGCACTTCTGAGGCAAAAACTGTGACAGCAGGTAAAGAGATCGATATTCCCGGCTGTTTGCTTCCATTTGATATTGGCATTTGGGACGTGGAGTATTCAGCTTCGGTAGCTGCGTCAAGATCAAGTGGAGTTTCAGCTGTGGGCGGCAGATTGAGAATAACTGATGATAAAGATAAACCAGAGCAGGGGACAGAGTCAGTTATCTCAATTTCGGCACCCAACGGAGCTGCTGAAGTTATCACACAGCTTTACGGTAAAAAGAGGATCATTGTAAAAAATAATCCGAAAACTTTTAAGTTAAGTTTTGCATGTTCTGTATCCTCAAACATTGGGTCAGTCACTGTTTATAAAAATGATTCAAACATTATAAACGGGATCTCAGGTAATGAAGCTTGTACATATATCAGAGCAGTTAGAGCTGGATAATTGTGGCTTGATCTATTTCCGATTAGAAGTGTTTATTTTGCAGATATAGACGTGTTGTGTGACGAGATTAAACGTGGTATTGTGACGGAAATAGTCAAGCTCAATTTTGAACGGCAATAATAACAGATTTGCTAAATCAATCATAGCAAATAAGAGGTTATTTGTGCAGGATACATCAAAAATAATTCGAGAAAACAATAGAAGGGTGTTACAGCGGATGCAGACAAGCGGTGATGATTTGATGAAAGTTCCAACGGATCAAACTTGGTATCCTGACAGGGGGAAAATAGAGAAATTCTTGATAACAAAAATAACAGTAGACGTCATTATTGTCTCAAAGACAGAAGACGAAAAACATTTCCTACTTTTGAAAAATTGCATTGATAGTTTAAGAGCGTCAGAAAAGAAAATAAAATTTAATGTCATTGTCGTGGAGTCAGGCCCCGAGATTAAAGAGTGCGGTCAGGAAAAAACTATTCGTTACGGTAATGACGTTTTTTGTTATAACCGGGCTCTTAATCTGGGGTTAATTGCGAGTTTAAACAAATGGGTAGTCTTTGCCAACAATGATTTGATTTTTGAGCCGGGTTGGATGCAGGAGATTGTGATCGCTCATAACATGCGCAAGGACATGGAGTCTTTTTCTCCGTGGAATGATCAATGGGAGTGGCATAGCCGGGTGTACGGTGGAATACCCGATGTAGACATGATTGAAGGTTACAGGATCGGTGCCGAAGTGTGTGGTTGGTGCCTTGTCGCTAGACGATCTATTTTCTACGAAAAAGGGATGAAGCTTTGTCAGACCGTGAATTTCTGGTATTCTGATAACGTGTATTCCGACGAACTACAAAAATTAGGTATCAAGCATGCTTTGGTGACTCGATCAAAAGTCAGGCACTTAGTATCTCAAACTAAGCAGTTATCGGAAGCCGAACAGTTGCAAGCTTATATCGAGTACATGAAGCAGAAGGAGTAAAATGATAATGCCACCTGCCGTTATCCTTTTCATTATTGTCGCAATATCCATTCCAGCATGTCTCATATCAGCAATATTCACGCTTCTAATAATTCAAAGAAGATCATTTTATGCCAACAGGAATTCGGGGCATAAATCCTTGTGGCGATAGTGGCTAATGTTATATCATTGCTTCATGCCGAAAAATGAGGGGATGATATAAATGATTGATATTACATTCCACGAACTCGTAACAATATGCGGTAGCGCATTAGCGGGAATTGGTGCGGTGTCGGGATTCTTTTTTAAATGCTTTCAGAACGTTATGAAAAAAATAGAGTCCATTAATTTCAAGCTGGCTGACATAGATAAAAACCTTGCGGTCAACACCGCTTTTATTAACGAGCTATTGAAGAAGGAGAGATTTTAATATGTCAAATTTAGGTATCGACGAAATCAATAAGCTGATTGATGTCCTCAAAGGCACCGCACTTTCATTATCTTCAATTGATCTGGAAGTGATCACAGCACAGGCGAAAGACATTGATGCAATCGAAGCGATCACTGTATTCCAAAATGTAGGGCAAGCTGTAATTGATGTGATCGACGCAATCAAGTCTGAAACACCTGATGCTGAAACTGGAGAGATCGTCCCGGTTAAATCTTCTTTTGATCTTTCGACAATTGCTGAGATCGGTAAAGCGTTCATTCAAGGGATCGCAGTTATCAAAACAGGCAATCCATTCGCAATCATCAAGCTCCTATTATCCTTGAAATTCTGAGTAATTCCTGCCATTATTCCCCTTCATTGCACTATTAACAATTGAAGGGGTAATTATGTTTGAAAGATATGTGAAGAAGCCTGTAGCTGTTGAAGCAATTCAGTATGAGGGTGTGACAATTGACTGTCTTAAGTATGACTCTCGTATCACATGGAATTCCTGTGATCTGCAAAATGATGATATTTCAATTGCGACATTAGAGGGTGACGTTGTATGCAAAAAAGGCGATTGGATCATCCGGGGAGCCAAAGGCGAGCTTTGTTGCTGTGCAAAAGAAGATTTTGCAAGAGACTATGAGCGCAAGTATTACGTGTCAAGAGGGCGTAAGAAAAAAGACGTTGAAGCTCAAGAAGAAGTTGAAGCTGAAGATCCATTCCAAGAAGACAGCGAAGGTTAACCCTTCGCCCTTTTCCCAGCCGGAGAGTCTTTCACGGTAATTTTTCCTTGGATGATATAGGCTCTCATCTTCGCTAGTGAGATCCCTAAATCGATGCATGACCGTGACCTGTTGTAATCATTTCGCTCCAAGGTGATTTCTATCCAAGCACGAGACAGCGCCTCTAATTCAACTGGGTGATCTATTTTCCTCAGCGCATCTTTGATTTGTTTCATTCGACTTTCCCTCTCGCAATGCCGACAATTATTTTTTGAATTGAAGATTCCCCATACTTAAAACCAGTCACAATAATGCCTGTTGTTAAAAGCAGGTCACTTTCATCAAGTTTGAAAAATTCTTTGAATGTCTCGGTACAGCCCAAAAAAAGATGAGCATCATGAGACGTCCTTACAGTGGTCAAATTGATGATCTCTTTAAACTCTTCGCTTTCAACATCGATATCACGCATGACTAACGATGAGACTATGGGATTAAACTCGTTATTGACACAGTCTAATTCCATTGACTTGCTTTCAAATTTCAACTCGTAAAATTCGTGATGCTTCGACCAGCGAATTGTCGAGAACTTCCTCTTGGGGATCTCCCGAGGGACATTGCCGCAGTAGGAACACTTGGTCCTACCGCAGCAGATGTCACATTGTTGGTTGTTGCCTCGGTAGTTCATTCTGGCATCTCCTCAAGCGGGCACCAATCGGCTCTTTTTGATCCAACGTAGTCAATTTCATCATCAGTAAAATATTTCAAAAAAGAAAGCGCACAGCAAAAATCTTCTCCATCCTCAAATTGACAAAAAAAACGGCAATGGTCGCATTTTTCAGGCATATCAATTATTAGTTTTGCTTTCATCATTTCACCGCCAGACAAATTTCATAGATAGTCTTCATGCTGCTGTAGGTTCTAGTATTCACTACCTTATCGAGCATTGAGACTTTGTCTTTGCCAAGCTTTCCAAAAAACTCAGGGCTGGCATTGCCAAGAAATTCAATAAGCTCACCTCTCAGATCTTCAATGTCTCGCTCAGGAGTGAATGTCTCGGCTTCAATTGTCTCTTTATCCAATTGCTGTGCAGTCTGTTCGATTTGCTGGACTTGTTGCACCTGCTCGGCTGGTTGCGGAGCTGGCTTTGCAGTAGGTTCCATCGGGGTGAATTCAACATCGATAGCATCTTTAATTTCATCTTGAATGTAAAATGAACCCAAAGTCTCGGGGAATGCCCAACGGAATGCATTAGCTACTGCACACTTATTAAGCATAAGTTTTGGACTATTTGCCCATGTGGCTGTTGGATTACCATTATATGTTTTTGCAAGTTCCCAAAAATAGGCGGTATAAGTAACTTTGGCTTGCCCCTTTCGCTTTACCCAACATGTCGAAGTGTAAGACGGCTTTTTTTTTCCGGTAGTGATATCAGTGTATGTATCGTCCACACACTCCACTCCCCAATCTTCTAACTGACCCGTTCTTTGCGCCATTTGAACAAAAAACAAATACGCGAAAATCACAGTGCCCTTATACTCATGTTGCCCTAGATCTTTATTCCAAGATTTATGCGAGATGAGATAGATCTGGTTCAATCGTGGATCGGCTCCCGTGATCTGACATTTATGAATGAAGTCGATAAAATAAATATCATCAAGATGAGGATTTGAATTCTTGAGCAGCGTCAAATAATTGCGATCCATCTCACGTCTGATCTGATTTTTAGGCACAGCAGCCATGCTCATGAGATATTCAATCGAGCCTTTTTCAAGTGTCGCCAGCGCATTGTTTTTTGTTTCCATTTCATGTCCTTTCGTCGTTATTTAATTGCAATATTTAATTACAATATAACGAAACAATTGTCTACTCTTTTTTACCAATTTTTTCATGAATCGCTGCAATCATGAGCATGTTTGCTGGAGTCGTGGTGTATTTATCAGGCTCACTGAAAAGCCTCGGGACATATTTGTTATCCAGCGCCTTTTTTGCGAAAAATTTCATCTTCTCAAAGTCGCCTCGAAGTCGATTGATATAAGCCAATTCGCACCAAGCCTCTGACCAGCTGGAGTCCCAAGAGAGGAGCTCAAGACAGAGTCGCTCGGCCTCATTGGTTCGCTTCAAGTGGTGCAACCAACGGGCTCCCCTGAAGTAACAATGGGCAAGCTCAATCATCCAAGGCTTTTCACCTGCTTTTGACCGCCTGATATATTCGAGATACCATTTGACAGCCTCCTCATAATTCCCAGCATCCACGTTCTCATTGGCCCAGTAAAACATTGCCCTGAAAGAAGGGTAGATCTCTTTTCGGAGTATGCGCATGTTGCGCTGTCCAGAGTGCTCTTGGCCCTCATGGGAGGTTGGATTGTGTTTGATCGTTATAGCGCCTTCGCTCACTTTTGCCCGATCCCAAGGGATTGTAATGCACTCGTGCACCCTGCCCTCGTATCTGATCCCAAACCCGGTTTTCCAAAGGCGATAGGTATTGATCGAAACCTCATCATTTAAAAAATACTTAAGGCCATGAACGTCAATGTCAGAGTGGTCTAACAGGTAGGACCGAAGATCTGCGGGACCTATGAAGGTATCATCAGCATCGATTGAAAGAATGTAGTCCATGTCTAAAGACTCGAGTTCTCGGATGTAGACATTCCGGGCTGCTGAAAAATCGCACAGCCTTCCTTCAGAATCGTTCGCATCGATAAAAGTGATAACCCTGTTCGGTTTTCCAGATGCTCCAATGATCTTATAAGCGATCTCCAACGTTCGGTCTGTTGATCCAGTATCAACAAGACACACACAGTCGACTAATGGCAAAAAAGAGTTTAAGCATGTCACAATGTCTATTTCCTCATTCTTGACAATGAGGCCCAATCCTATTTTCATTTTTGGATCCTTTTTTTAAGCACGTGGGTACTCATGAGAATTTTCTATTGACCATTTAATAGCCATTTTTATGTCCTCTTGAACAGACAGGTATGACCAAGCTCCTTTTTTGGGTATGAGATTATTTATCGTACAATAATCTATTAAAATCTCTATTGCTTTATGTCCGAATTTCACGGCCATGCTGTTGGTGAGGACAGTTATCGCTTCTATTGGCTCTTCTTTTAAAACATCGACATTAACTTTATTTGGTGCATAAATAAGATGCATATAGCGATTTGATTGTTCCGCATCTGATATTTTTGCAATCTCTGTTTTTTTGACAGGCTTTTCTTTTGGTTTTTTCCCCAAAAATATATCTATGTCATTTGTCATGGCATCTAGGTCAAATTCATCCCTTTTTCCAAGAAGATCGTCTTCTTTCATTTTTTCATAAAATTTGCGGATTGTATCCAAACCATACTTTGCTAGTGCCCTTTTGCTGATGAAATGGATCTCTTCATTTGAAAGATAATAACGAGGTTTCCCATTCTTATCAGTCAGCCTAGGATGGTAAATTGATTTGGTGAGGATAAACGCTTCAGTTCTATCCTCATCAATTTCAGTGAAGTCATTGCCCAGTGTTGAATTTCTTTTAAAAGCGTTGCTGATTTCATCACTCATTTTGAATTTCCTTTTTCGATCGTTGTTTTTGATGCTCGGATTAAATCCCAAACAGTATTGACATTCCAAGCCATTTGTCCGCACTTGGAGTTTTCTTTAAAATATATAAACAGTTTTTCTATAATGGCATGTCCTTGATGACCATACATTTCCAAAACTTGATCAGTCATAAAATAAATTTCATTGTCTCGCACAAAGCTTTTTAGCCTTGGATCAGGTTTGAACATCATGACCATTTTTCGGTGAGATTCAGTCACCTTCAAAAACTTTAAGTCGGGGTTATCATGCTTAGCCTTTTCAATGCGCTTTCCAAATTGTGTTTTTGGTCGAATATCATAAGGTGGGAAAATATCCTCCAATTCATCGTGTGCCGTATTCGCCTTAGGCGAATCGGGGGGTACAGCATCAATTTGACGTGGGCTTAGCCCTTCGCCTTCGGCTCGACTACCACACGGTTTATTAAAGGCGGTATTTTTTTCTTTTTCTTTTTCTTCTGAAAACGGGGGAGCAACTTCGGAAGGAATCGCTACGCTAGTATAATAACAGGCTCCCTGTGAGCCTCCCGGGGGCTCTCTGTGAGCCTCCCCAAACATGGCATACCATTTTTTGGCATACTCAGAAAACAGGTAATCAGTAAGAAAATATGTACTTTCGACATCGTAACCGTTTTCATCGCTGTTGTTTTGAATGTAAAGATAACTTTTCGAAACAAGCTGACAAAGAACCCTTGTCAAAGTCGCCCTGCTAATTTTTGTGGCATTTTGTATGTCTTTTTTACGGATGCTAGGGTAAATGATTTCTTGCTCTCGGAAATCGGTATTAGCACCGATGAAAATCAACACAGTTGTTTCATAAACATTTAAGTCATCCATGGCATAAACAGCGTTTAAAGCAATACCGCCACTTGAGGCAAAGAATATTTTTGATTTTAAGGATTTTTTTTGTGAGTATTTCAAATCATTTTTTAACATCGGTTTTTCTTTCTTCGAAAAACCCTTGCAGCATTTGGGAGAAAATAATATATCTCCTTTTGTTGCAGGAGGCTTTGTCTTTCTGGGTTGTGTTAGTTTAGGACAGTTTCTTCAACATCAAGCAAAGAAGTTCGAGCTTTGCTTAAAACGAAACGAAAATTGGCTGAAGTAATTCGGCCTTTTTTTTTATTCATTTCCCTAAACAGTGTTATTTTTATTAATGGTTTATACCCATCTTGGCAAGCACTAAATAAACCTCTTGTTTCTCAAATTTAAATATGACATAAAGGTCCAGCGGGGATGATATCTTCAAAGGGGTACTCGCTCCCGCAATCAGGCTCGTAAGAGCCTTTTTTTTCAGTGTTGACAGGATATAGTCGTTTCGTTGTTAGAGAAGGTCGCAGTCATCATGCGGCCTTTTTTTATTGTAATCTTCGCAAAAACTCCCAAAATGAAATTAGCAACAGCCAGGAGTTTTATGAAAAAAATTTGTTCCTACTGCGGTATCGAATATTTTGGGAGAATTGAATCCAAATATTGTTCTCTTAATTGTTTTCATAACCAAAAAAATTGTCGATCAGAAACTAAAAATTGCCTGAATTGTGGCAAAGAATTTAAATCTTTTAAATGTGAACAAAGAAAAGGAGGAGCTAAATATTGCTCCAGACCGTGTTTTGCAATCCATAGTCAAAAAAATGGAGGTTATAGCAAAAAAAAATATAAGGTTAGTCATCGTGGGTATAGCGAAATATGGGTAAAAGGTCATGAAAAATGCAAAAAAAGACATTTATCAGAACATCGTTATGTGATGGAAAAACATATAGGAAGAAAATTAAAATTAAATGAGCATGTTCATCACATCAATGGTATAAAAGATGATAACAGAATAGAAAATTTACTTTTAACTAATGCATCCGAGCATAAAAAACTTCATGCAAAAAAATATGATTTTTTTGACGAGTATTTAACTATAAATCAAATATGCGAAAAACTTGGAATCAAAAGGTCAAAATATAAATTCATAAGAAAAACTACGGGATCTCCTGAAAAAACAATAGAATTACTCATTAAAAAAGGAGAATAATATTAGGATTATAGGCATAGATCCCGGCAGCACAGGCTATGTCGTGCAACTCGACACTGACACCATGCAGGCCATTTACTGTGCCATTCCATACAGGCATGACAAATTGATCGACTACGACAAATTGAACAGGATCTTCTCTGACCTAAAAGTTCCGGTTTGGATCGAAAAAGTTCGTGGCCGCTCAGTCTGGGGAAGCTCTGTGTGTTTCAAGTTTGGGGCGAACAGTGGGTTAATTCGAGCATGGCTCTACAATCGAAACTACCATGAGGTTGAACCTAAAAATTGGCAAAAGCTGGCACACAGGGGATGCGAGGGCGATAATCCAAAAGTGCGCTCTTGGCTTGCATTCAAAAAAGCTAATCCCACTTCAAAAATTTGTAAAAGCAAAGACGGGCTGATTGATGCATACCACATAGCCTCTTGGGGATTGTTACAGCTCACGTCAAAAGTCTATCGAGAGTGGACATTCATAAAAGGATAGTATTATGGCGTTTGATTGTAAAACATCAGAGACAATGAGAGATCTCAAAATAATTGATAAGCTGATTCTTCACTGTTCTGATAGCGATCTCCCACAACATGACAACATCGACACAATCAGGCAATGGCACCATGAGCGGAAATTCTCAGATGTCGGCTATCATTACTTCATCCGAAAAACAGGGCAAATAGAAATCGGGAGGCCTCTTTATAGGATCGGTGCTCATTGCATCGGGCAAAACCTCAAATCAATCGGAATATGTTTATCGGGAAGGCATGAATTTACAAAAATTCAATTCGCAGCTGCAAATGATTTAATCAAAAGCCTGATGGATCGCTTTAGGATCACTAAAGAAAATGTTTATCCTCATAACCATTTTGACCGAAAAAAAACATGTCCCAACTTCAATTTGAATGAGCTGTCAGCTCTTAGATGATACAATGCCCTTAGTTAAATTTAACGAAAAGGGGATTTTATGAATTGGTACAGAAAACTATTTTTAGCATTTTTGCCGCTTGTCATGAGTTTATCGTGCTCAACAACAAATGAGAAAAAAGAACAGCCCGTATCATTCTTGGGTGCGAACGGGCAAATTTATTCAACAGGTCTTGTTGTTCCAAAAGACTTCAATCCGACCAACGTAAAATCTGCAAGAGATGGACTTCGTGGTGATCTCCCTGCTGAGTTTGATGCTCGGGTAAAAGCAGGTGGATATAAAGCACCTGAGAACCAGTTAAGTTGCGGAAGTTGCTGGGCATTTTCCATGTCCGCCACTGTGCAGGACGCATTCAAATATCAAACCGGGAAAGAGTATGATACCAGCGAACAGCATATCCTTTCGTGTACAAAACCGGGGGAGTGGACGTGCAACGGTGGATTTTTCGACTACAACCGCCACATGAGTCCTTTTGGGGGTGTTGCAGGATCCGCATGGCCGTATAGTGCAAGTGATGAACCATGCAAGTCAGGACTCAATCATCAACTCAGAATTAAACAATGGTCGTACACACCGGGCGGTGAAAAACCATCAATTGATGAGATAAAAGCCGCTATATATCGCTACGGAATTGTAAGTGTGGGAGTGGCTGCCGACGATGCTTTTTCAAGATATACGGGAGGAGTATTCCAAGACTCAGGATCACGCCAACTCAATCACGCTGTGAACCTTGTGGGCTGGTCTGATGCAGGGCAATACTGGATATTGAAGAACTCGTGGGGAAGCTGGGGAGAGTCGGGGTACATGAAAATCAGGTGGAATGCTAACGGAGTAGGAGAGTGGGCGAACTACGTCGTTTTCGACGATACTCCAACTCCTGATCCAGATCCCAATCCAAACCCTGATCCTAAGCCAGATCCGGATTGCAAACCAAAGCCAGTTGCATCAACTGGCTTCGGACCTTCAATCTGGATTAGATCGGGACAGACAGTAAGAATTGGTATGCAGCCAAGAAAAGACACATCTTACTACTGGACAGCAAGCCCACCATTCGACAATGGCGGCAAACCCGAAGTATCGATGATTGACTTTAGGCCAGCAATTACTAAAACCCTTACGCTGTATGCAACAAACAAGTGCGGTACAGCAAAAGCTTCTACGACAGTCAACGTCTCTAAGAATATCAGAGGCGTGAAAGAAAAAGTCTTGGCTGCCGATAAAAAATAATAGGTAATCCTCCATGCGCCCTGCTATAATTTGTGAATAACAACTTATAGCGGGGTTTTTATGAAAAAGATTCTTTTTGCAATCATTGCATTGCTAATCTCATCTCATTCATTTGCGTCACTCCCGGAAAACGACTTGTGGAAACAGGACAATAAATTTATGTCGAATATCACCGAGGCAGAATTTTACGCTGTCATCGATGAAATGAGACAACTTTACTCACCGATCATTAGAGGTTTTGGCGGCTGGTTTGTCCTCTCAGGAAATTGGGATGATTCAACAGTCAACGCTTATGCAAGCAGGTCAGGATCGGAATATCATGTCAACATGTTCGGTGGACTTGCAAGACGGCCTGAAGTCACACTAGATGGGTTTCGCATGGTGATCTGTCATGAGATTGGTCATCACCTCGGGGGCTTTCCTAATGCAGGGTGGGCCTCTTACGAAGGTCAATCTGATTATTACGCTACTCATGTATGCGCAAGAAAAGTGCTTTCAAAATACTCAGCAGATGAAACCGAGATACCTTACTTTTGCGAAGTATTGAAAACAGAAGATGAGCAAAAAACATGCGCGAGGTCATTAAAAGCGGGACTATCACTCGCAACACTACTTGCAACATTAAATAATGAGCCCATGCCCTCATATGATACTTTTGATCCAACCGTGGTTAGAAAAACAAAGCAGGAGCATCCAGCGGCCCAGTGTCGCCTTGATACCTACCTCGCAGGTGCGGTATGTGATAAAGAGTGGAATGATAAAGTGATCCCAAAAAATGCAAAAGCAACATGTGCAAGACCTCGGTGCTGGTATGCTCCATAACGGCACGATAACAAATGTTATTGACGGCGATACCTATGATTGCATCGTGGACCTCGATTTTAATTTGACGATAAAAATTAGAATCAGGCTCTTTGGCATCAACTGTCCTGAGATGGATCATAAGAATCAAGATGGAATTGACGCCAAAAACTACGCAATCAAAAAGCTGCTTGATAAAAAAGTCATAATTGATTTTTATCATTATGACTCTTTTGGACGCTGCTTATGTGATCTTTGGATCAATAACAAAAATTTTGCTGAGACGCTTTTAGAGCAAAGACTTGCGGTCGAATACCTAAAAACATGTGGATTGGACGCTGGTATTTTTGATTGAATTGGGGTCATCAATTGCAACATCTTTGCCGTATCCGAACAGACCCGAATAGGTATCGTCTTTAGTCATGCTATGCGCTTGACACCCATTTGATTTATCCCAACTCCATGGCATCCAGCCGGTTTCAGTATCTTGAGCAATTTTTAAAAGATGTGAGTAAAAAGTAGGCGTCTTACAATCAACAGCAACACCGGCAAATTCACCGATCACTAAAGGGATGTTTAATTTGTGTGCACGAGTCATCAGGTTTGTAATACGGTCCTTGTCTTGGGGAACCCACCACAGGTGCAAACTCATCATTACATTTTTAAGAGGATCAGACTCGATTAAATAGTTTGCAGCATCAAGCATGATTGTTTCATTCTGTCCACAGCCAGGGGCATCGATAACGATAGTGCTTCTTAACCCTGCTCCCCTCATCTTTTCAATGACTCGCTTGTACTCTGATTTGTAATTTTCAAGAGTCGTATCGCCATTTCCCATTTCATTAGCAAAGTTTAGAAGTACATACTTCTCATGCTTTTTCATCACCTTCACTATGTCAGGCTGTAACCACCACGACAAAACCTTGTCGAAAGCAGCTCTCGACCATTCGCATGTTTGATCCAATATCTCAACCATAGGGATAAGCTGGTTTTTAGCGGCATTGGTGATCGCCCTATCTAGCTCCGCAGGGGTGGTATTCTCTGAGTAAGTCCAGACGATCCTGACCGAGTTTGCCCCTGTCTTAGCAATCTCAGTGAACATCGGCTCACCGTCCCTCGGTGTCCCTACCCAATCCGTGTAACACGTCATATGATTGACACCACGCAGGACAACCTTCTTGTTGCATGAGTCATACAGGGAGCGGCCTTTGGTGTTCATGACACCTTGGTTCGGGGGATCGATATCATCCTCATCATCCGGGGGCAGGATCTCACGCTCAATTGTAATGTTATCGATATCAACTAAATATTTCTTTTCAGCTTTTTGTGTCGAGACAGAAAAGATAATTGCAGTGACTTTTGTCAAATCAATATCGCTAAACATCGAAATTGGGATGCTGATAAGCTGGTGACTGAAAGACAGATCGACTTTAACAGCAGGGCTACTTTTGTTCCCAGCATCAAATAGCTGGACGCCAACCGTCACATTATTGTCGGCTCTCATGACAAGGTTAAGAGTGTGGTAGGTAATGAAGTTGATCGGCTTCCATTTTTCAATGACATATCCTGCCGCTCCCCAGTAGTTTACATTTACTAAAGACACCCTGAGATGATTTGGAGGGGAGAAGGGGATCTCCTGAGATTGAGTCAGGATCGATCCGTTGTTATCCCATTTAACAGATCCCCCGAAAAGTTTGGACTCTCCATCGTATAGGGTGTTACCGAATAATGTTGATGATAAAAGTAGTAAAGACAGCAAAATAAAGCGCATGAATGACCTCCCATTAAAATTAATGATAGGTCATCATTGCATTAAGAGTGGACGGGTTCAACTCGCAAAAATTAACTTTGCAATAAACAGGATAAGAATAACGAGCAGGGTTGTGTAGATCGTTAATTGAAGCCCTCCCCTCCCTGAAGGAAGGGGATTCCTAGATCACTTTAGACCCAGCGATTGTCTTCCCAATCGGAGAATGTTTAGTGCCGCATTTGTGTCACGGTCGTGTGTCGATCCGCAACTGCTGCACACCCACTCTCTTATCCCTAGCCCTTTCGCTCCTTTCGGTGCGCCAACGCCTGTAGACAGACAGTTGGAACAGGTTTGGGTTGTCATGTGTTCATTCACTATGACTAACATCCCGCCTCTCGCAATCGATTTATATTCGAGGCAGGACTTGAGCTGCGACCAAGAGGCATCATAGATGCTTTTGGCGAGCTTTGTTTTTGCAAGTTTGACTGACGATACATCGCCCACACAGATGAGGCTGAAGTCTCTTGTTACTTCATGACTCATCTTTTGAATCTCATCTTTTCTGCTATTTGCAATCTTTGCGTGGATTGCCTTCACTCTCTTTTTCTTACCATCTTTTTGCGACAAGGCAAGGATGCGCTGGTATTTACGATAGTATTTATTGGCCTTAAATTTTTGGCCATTTGAAAGATTTGCTAGATCCTTCAGACCAAGATCAATCCCTACTTCACCAGCAGCCGAGCGAATATGTTCCTCCACTTCACACACAACATTGAAATACCACCGTCCTCTTGCATCTTGGCTGAAAGATCCCGTCTTGATTGTAGTAGGGATATCTCTTGATAGAAAAAGTCTGAACGTATTTCCAGAGTATGTCACGCTATCGCCAACGATTTTAATTCCTGTTTTCTTGAAAGGTATCCACCCAAGGGATCGCTTTCCTCTCCACCTAAGTTTAATTTTCTTGGCTTTTTGTCTTCTGGTTGCATATTCCTCACAAATGGCCTGAACCGTCTGCGAGTGAAGGAATAGCTCTTTTGAGCTTCCTTTTGTCAGATTTGATAGGTCGAATCCAGACAGGAATTTTGATCTATTTTTGATCGCATAGATAGATATTTCGTTGCAGTAGTTCCACACGAAGTTTACGGCTCTCGCCGCTGCCTTTAGCTTTTTAGCTGCTGATGCGTCTTTGATTCGATATTTATAGGTCTTAATCATTGTCTTCTCCCTGCCCAGTTGTATATATTATAATGTATAGAGAGACAACCAGAGAATCGCTTCTGTTCTCACAGAAGCTCAGGCGGATGCCTTATATCCCCGTCCTGAAGAACGGGGTTTTACGGCATCGGAGATAAATTGTTAATTTTTTTGAAAAGGTCTTATCAAGTCTTTGGTGATACGGGTATTTTTCAGACATGGTGCGGTTCCTCAAAACAAAATTTGAAATCATCATCAAGCAAAAAAGTATAGGCATAGGAAATGGCGTCTTTTCGTTCCCGGAATTCGCCATGATTTTTCAAAATGTCTCTTCCATAAATTGAATACGCCACAAGCTCCCAATATTCTGTTTCATTGCGTTCCAAGCGCAATATTATTTTGTCGGGCATGGTGTTGACCTCATTTTTTTCCATTCGATTGTAACGCCAAGCTCTTCCAATGCTTGAACATCGGCAAGTGAGAGAGTTTTTTTGCCCGTCAAGGTGTGGATGTTTTTTTGATCGGTTTCGTTTTCGCAACAAATCAACACCCGACCATACGCCAATTTTTCATACAACTTTAAAACGGTTTTTTTCATCTTAATACCATCCTTTCGAATTGAAGCGGATAACATCGACGTGACAACCATGCTTGGTCGATACAAGGCGTCTTACGGTGGCAATGGAACCCGCATATTGCCCAAGGCATACCCGAGTATCATCGTCTTTAATCTCGTACACGGTGAAGCGATTTGTGCCATTGTTTTTAAGTGCAATCTTCATGTCATTTATCCTTGTTGTATGTTTCGAATTTTTCCTTAATCTCTCTTGCAACTCCCACCCAAGCTTGGGGAGAAATGAAACAATTTTTCATGCAACTCACTCTCAGAGCATGGATCGCAATTACTCTTGATTAATTCCTCTTGTTTGGTCGTGTAGTTCATTTTTTAGTTCCTTTCGTTGTTGTTGAATATCGTCATCAGGTGCGAATTTATTCACACACATGGGGACACCAAATTGAATTGTTAAAAAACCGATTATTATTAAAATTGCAGTTCCATAGTTTTGGGTAATCATTTTTTTGTCGATACTCCAGCCGATAAAAGTTTTATTGTTTCGCTCTCAAATATAAAAAACCCGTCATTTGTTTCTTTGCAAGCTTCGCAATCAAGTTTTGCAGCAATGACAGCATGTGAAAGATTGCAATTATATTTCTCATCATAGTTTTCAATGGCTCCAAATCGATTGATAAAGACAGTTTTTCTTGTGGACGGTGCAACAAGCCGAGCGATTTTTAAAAGAGCATTCGCCTCATAAACCTTTTTTTGATCACAGGGAAGGATCGAGTGATAATTTGGATAACGTAATGATGAGGGACTCCCGTCAATATTGTAGGTTCCGTTTCGTGCGAATTTGTGCGGTATGTCAGCAACAAGAATAAAGAAACCATCCGAGTAAACTATTTTTGAGTCATCAGCGACATGGAACGTTTTTGCATAATCTCTTATTGCCTTTTTTTCGTGCGCTTTAAAAATTGAAAGCAGTGTTTCAAACATCGGTTTTTTTGCCATAATTTTTTTCATTTTTACGCTCTCAATTCTGGTTTGTTGTTGTATAGTTATGCTCGACAGTTATTAGCGAGCACCTAAATCCTCTTTTATTTTTTGGGTAATGATACCCAACCTAATTGTTTGCTGTAGTAAAGATTTATTTTTCCTGTAATTTCACCTTTTCCGTTTTTTATAAAGCATGTTTTTTTAGTCATCTCAATAATCCTTTTATGATCGCAATTAAAACTTTAGTAAGTTATAGGTGAGAAGTTATGTCGTCAATCTGAGATCTAAATTCTGCTGATGCTTCTGAGAAAGTCCTATGCCATGCGGTAACTCTTTCACCGTCAACTACTATCGCTACTGAAAAAATACTTTTTCTTGTGATGTACCTAAAACCGTGGTTTTTGTAGCTTCTATTGTTTTTCATGTTCATATTCCTTCAGTCTGTTATTGTGTATTGATACCATGTGATTATTGATACCATGTGATTATTTACGAATACCTGACTGTATGATTGAGATTATTTCACCTGTTTGATTGCCAATGATCGCAAATGCTTTTTTCTGAGCTGATGCCAAAGTTTTAGCCTTTATTTCATGGGTTCTCTCTGTTGTGCCCATAAGACCTTGAATTTTGATTGTTACTTTGAATGTTTTCATTTTGTAGCCCTTTCGTTTGTTGTTGGCCCTTGACACCTGTCAATTGACACTTGCCAATTGTAAATAACATATCGGCAATTTTCCACAAAAACTTAAATTTATTTTATAATGTGTTGTTATAATTGGTTTAATAATATAACGTGGCATAAATGATGTATAATAAAAAGACATGGGCAAAGAGAGGAATGATATGAACGTTATTAAGGTAGAAATATCAAAGCTTGCAGCTGATCCGAACAACGCTCGGAAGCACAGCGATAAAAATTTAAAGGCAATCAAGGGCTCGCTCGCTAAATTCAAGCAACAAAAACCTATTGTGATCGATTCAAAAAATGTTGTGATAGCTGGTAATGGCACTCTGGAAGCTGCAAAACAACTCGGCTGGACGCATATCAATGCTGTGGTAACTGAGCTTGATGAGCTAGGTAAAATGGCCTTTGCGCTGGCTGACAACAAAACTTCCGAGCTTGCAGAGTGGGACGATGATATCCTTAAAGAGCAGCTTGATTGGCTTGACAAGCAGGACTTTGATATCGGGGATATTGGTTTTTGTGATTTTAGTTTAGATGATAAAGACTTCGATCCAGGTACAGAAGATGATCAAGGGAAACTTGATGAAAAACAGAAAAAAATATGTCCACATTGTGGGTTAGAAATATGACTCTTAAGATCGATTGGGCAACGCATGAAGCTGCAAAGTATGCTTGTGAAAATTGGCATTATAGCAAATGTATGCCAGCAGGGAAAATTGTTAAAATAGGCGTTTGGGAGGAAAATAAGTTTATAGGGGTGGTATTGTTTTCTAGGGGTGCTTGCAATAATTTGTTAACCCCATATGGATTAACAACTATAGAAGGATGTGAATTAACTAGAATTGCTTTGAACAAGCATAAAAATCATGTATCTAAAATTTTAAGTATAGCGATAAAATATTTGAAAAAAAAATGTGAAGGATTAAAGATTATTGTAAGTTTTGCAGATCCAAGGCAAAACCATCATGGTGGAATATATCAGGCTACAAATTGGATATATATTGGATTATCTCAAATTGGTGGAACACTTGAATATTATATCAATGGTAAATGGACACACCATAGAAGTGTAGGTGCTAAATTTGGGCAAGCAGGTTTTAAATTTGCACAAAAAAACAATATAAAAACTAGGAAACCTACTAAAAAACATATATATTTAATGCCATTGACAGATGATATAAAAACAAAGATATTGAAATTGGCAAAGCCCTATCCAAAACGCGTATCAAGCTTTGATAGTGAAGTGGTTGCTTTCCAAGCAGCAGAAGGCAGTGCAAGTCTGACCGATACGCTCCAATCAAAAAATCAAAATACAAATAGAAATGATGTAATTGAGGAGTCATATGTCTAAAATTGGTAGACCTAAAATTCCCATTGATTGGAATCAATTTGATAAACTTTGCGCTATGCATTGTACGCTAGAAGAAATAGCAAGTTTTTTTAATGTCTCTGAGGATACAATTGAAAGGCGATGCGTAACTGAGAAAAAAAAGGGTTTTGCGGATCTATGGCGACAAAAGGCGGCAAAAGGCAAGATTAGTCTAAGAAGAAAAACATGGCAGAAAATTGATGAGGGCAATACAGCTGTCCTTATTTTTGCGCTAAAAAACATTCTCGGTTGGTCTGATAAAATAACGACAGACACGCAAAGCCAAGATTCTACTATTCCAGTAGTGACATTCGCAGCAAGGCGAGCAGATAAAAAAGCAGATAAATGAGTAACATTGAAATAGTCGTGCCTGAAATATTCGACGATCTTTTTGATGATTATCGTTACTATGTTTACTACGGTGGACGTGGTAGCGGTAAATCTCATTCTATTGCAAGATTTTTAGTCTATACAGCACTTTCAAAAACAACGAAAATACTGTGTGCAAGGGAGCTTCAAAACTCAATTACAGAATCAGTTTATACGCTGCTCAAAGAGATCATTTATTTCTACGGTCTCCAAAGGTATTTTTCAATAAAAATAGCTTCTATTGAGTGCAAATTCAATAAGTCTGTTTTTATTTTCAAAGGGCTCGCTCATAACATTGAATCGGTAAAGTCAACCGAGGGTGTCGATATCGTATGGATTGAAGAAGCTGATAAAGTATCTCAATCCTCTTGGGATATTCTCATACCCACAATTCGAAAGCCAGGCAGTAAACTAATCATCACATTCAACCCTACCAATGAGGATGATCCAGTCTATCAAATGTTTATTGTCAAAGGTCAACATAATGCATTAGTCGTCAAGGTGAATTATAACGACAATGACTATTTTCCTGAGATTCTCGAAAAAGAACGGCTTCACTTGAGAGCGACAGACTTTGAAAAATATCTTCACGTTTGGGAAGGAGAGCTAAGGACAGTTTCAGACGCCCAAGTCTTCAAAGGTAAATTCGTGGTGGAGGAGTTTAGCTCTGAGGGCGTTGAAGCATTTTATCATGGTATGGACTTTGGTTTTGCCAACGATCCATCAACTGTGATTAGATGTTTCATAAGAGATAAAAATCTTTATATAGATGCTGAAGCGTATGGTTATCATGTTGAGATTAATGATCTTGGGAAGTTAATAAGAAAAGTCATAGCAAATGAGTATTATAAAATAAAAGCTGATTGCGCTAGGCCAGAGACTATTTCTTACCTGAAAAATGAAGGTTGGAATATTGAATCAGCTAAAAAGTGGACAAACTCAAATATTGATGGTATCGAGTACATAAAAGGGTTTTCAAAAGTTATAATACATCCTTCATGCAAAAATATAATAGAAGAGTTTAAGCGGTTTTCTTTTAAAGTTGATAAGCGAACAAATGAAGTATTGCCTATTGTGATCGACGACTTCGATCACGGAATTGACGCTGTTAGGTATGCGCTAAATTCTCTTATTCAGCACAAGAAGTCTATATATGATGAAGGGGTTATGTGAAAGGTGTAACCGATGGCGCAAGAAGTAATAGAATGGAATGGGAAAAAATATATACGCTGTACGAATACAGAGGGTAAAAAACGGAAATCCTATTTTTACAGAAGGGAGCAAGAAAATTTAAAAAGAAGAGTTATTTGGATGCACAGGGAAATATGGGAGTTTTATAACGGGGGAATTCCAAGTGGGATGCACATACATCACATTGATGGTGATCCAGCAAATAATAAAATTGAAAACCTTGAGATGCTTACGCATAAAGACCATATGAGAAAACATAAATGGGATGATGATAGGTTAACAAAGCAAATAAAACATCTTGAAAATGTCAGACCATTAGCATCTTCATGGCATTCTACTAAAGAGGGCATTGCTAGTAATACAAGAATTTCAAGAGAGTTCAGAGATTCACCAAAAGGGCAGGGGTTTCATAAAAAGATAGCAAAATTATCGTATATAAATTTCGTGCCGATCACTAAAAAATGTGCGTTTTGCGGCAAAGAATTTAAAACAACACGGCACGACCATTGTAATCAATTTTGCTCAAAAGTATGCGTAAGCAGGAATAGAAGAGCGTCAGGAGTAGATAATATTGTTAAATCATGCAAATTTTGTAGCAAAGAATTTGAAGTAAACAAATATCAATTAAAACAATGCTGTTCCCGTTATTGCACCATAAAATACAATAATACAAAAATGGATACATAAAATAGTTGTGAAACATATAAATATAAAATAGGGGTGATGTAATTATGGAAAACAGTTTACACGAAAATTCGATGATGGACTTTATGAATGGGCTTACTGCGAATTCGAGTTCTACAGAGTCATTGGCTTATAACAATAGGTTTTACGCAATAACGCTGAATAGGGCGCTATTGTCGCAAACCTATCTGGAGCACGGAATAATTCAGGTTTTAATAGATCAACCGATTGACGATGCTTTCAGGGGAGGAATTACAATAAGCTCCCCGGAATTGTCAGCAGATGATTTGAAAAAACTTGACGCTTTCATTGCAATGAATCAAATCATTGAAACATACGCACAGGCCCTCAAGTGGTCAAGACTGTATGGCGGGGCTGGTATCATCGTAAACGCTGGGCAAGATATGACTAAGCCCCTTAATATCAATTCAATCAAAGAAAGAACACCTCTTGAGTTTTATGCTGTGGATCGCTGGGAACTCTCGTATTCACCTAGCGGAATGTCCATGGTCGATCAATTCAAGCTTGATGACACTTTGGATTGCCCATATAACTATTACGGTCAACCTTTGCATAAAGAAAATGTAATTAAGATTAAAAACAAGGAAGCGCCTTCCCTTATCAGGGGTCAATTTGCAGGGTGGGGAGTCTCTGAAGTCGAAAAGATTATGAGATCGTACAATCAATATTTGAAACACCAAAACGTCACTTATGAAATCTTAGACGAGTCAAAAGTTGACGTGTTCAAAATATCTGGTTTCAATTCTGCAATCGCTACTCGGGACGGGGCGCAAAAAACAGCGACAAGGATTAGTGCAGCTTCAAAAATAAAAAATTATCAAAATGCTTTAGTGGTTGATAAAGAAGATGACTACGAGCAAAAGACTTTGGGATTTGCGGGTGTTTCAGAAATATTAAGTCAGATCAGAATTGGCCTGGCTTGTGATCTTAGAATGCCTATGACAAAGCTTTTCGGTTTATCAGCGTCTGGCTTTAATTCAGGGCTTGATGATATCGAAAATTATAATGGGATGATTGAATCTGAAATCAGATCAAAGGTCAAATTAGGTTTATTGAAAGTGATTTCGATCTGTAGTCAAAAAACTCTTGGGTATATACCTGAAAACCTCGCATTTGAGTTTAAACCTCTCAGAATTGTCAATGCGGAACAAGAATCTGCGATGAAAACGAACGCTTTAAATCGCATAACAACAGCAGTAAACAGCGGACTTTGCACAAGCGAAAAAGCAGTCGAGTTGATAAATGGCGAAAAGATATTTTGCAGCGAACTAGATGAAAATGAGGCGATATCTTTAGATGAATTGAAGAAAATGGGTGTCGATAAGTTAGAATCAGCAAATGAAACTAGCGTTGCAGGTACTAGTGAATTATGAAGACAAAAACATTAAGGCCAATCATCTATCAGGACAAGTGGCATATTGCATTGTATCGAGAGATTTACAAGACAATATTTCTTTCGGTATTCAAACCATTGATGCAGGAAATTGATGACATTGAATTGATGGTAAACGAAAAAGATACAGTATTAGAAGAGGCTTTGAAAAAAGGATTGATTGAATACAACGGCAATCAATTCACCGGGGACTTTTCAGCTAAGATTTCAAGGGAGCTTAAAGACCTCGGTGGAAAATTCATTGACGGAGCATGGATTGTTCACCCGACAAAACTACCTTTGAAATTGAAAAGAGCCATTGCAATCAACAAGGCTAAGTCGGAACTGTTGCAACAGCGTATCACTAAACAACTTGATAACATGGTCGGCAAAACATCTGTATTAGTCAAAAACATGACAATCCAAAGTATGGGTGTGTCAACCATGGATCGTGTCAGCAAGGAGTTTAAGCGCACTATTCGAAAAAATGTTGCTGTTCAGCCTCAACTTGATGAAATTGGGTTGGAGAAGATCTCCAAGGACTACCTAACCACAATTGACCTTCCTATTCGGAAAAAGCTCTTGAGGGAGTTTGAAGAGGGAGCGACCAAGGCAATTGAAAATTTTGAACAGGATATTGTAGAAAAATTGAGGAGCAAACTTCAAACTCTCATTTTAGACGGCAGGTCAAGAGATACGGTCAAAAAAACAATCATGGCTGAACTCAACATCTCAAAAACGAGGGCCAAGTTTATCGCAAGGCAAGAAACGGCACTATTGACAACCAAGTTTAAAAAATCTCAATATCAACAGTATGGCATCAATCAATACAAATGGGTTACGGTAGGAGATCACAAAGTTAGAGAAAGACATAATGAGCTGGATGGAGAAATTATTGATTGGGATCATCCACCCATTGTAGATGAGAAATCAGGACGTAGGGCACACCCCGGCGAAGATTTCAATTGTAGATGTATAGCACAGCCAATTGTAGGATGGTAGAAAGGATCAAAATGCATCAGGCTTCAAAAGATTTCATGGAAATGGTCAAAAGAAAATACTCAGAGCATTTCAAAGAGAAATTCGTTTTGGACGTTGGATCTCTCGATGTCAACGGCACTAACAAATATCTGTTTGAGAATTGCGCATATATCGGGTTAGACATGGGGCCGGGTAACAATGTTGATATTGTGCAACATGTGGCCGATTTTCATCCTGAGTTGTATGGCGAAGATCCTCAATTTGACACGATCATTAGCTCCAACGCTTTTGAGCATGATAGCAGGTTCAATCAATCAATCGAAAATATCGTGTTCAATCTTTTGAAACCAAAAGGGTTGTTCGCCTTCAGCTGTGCATCGACAGGCACTCCTGAACATGGGACCACAGCTCATTGGGCTGGACATAGTCCGCATACAAACGATCATTACAAAAACATAACAGAAAGTGATCTTTTGGCTGTCCTGAATTGGGACAACTATTTCAGCGAATATAAGATTGAAACATTTGGGGCTGATTTGAGATTTTACGGAATAAGAAAAGAGGAATTTGATGATGAAGATTGATTTAGGTTGTGGGAGAAGGAAAAGGCCAGACTATTTTGGAATCGATTGTCAACAGCTGGATGGTGTTGACCTTGTGTGCGATTGCAATCAAACAATACCTCTGCAAGATAATTGCGCTGATGAGATTGTCGCTTTTGATTTTTTAGAGCATATCAATAACGATAAGCGCATCCACATCATGTCGGAGATTTGGCGGATATTAAAACCAAATGGTATTTTCATTTCTCAAACACCGTCAACAGATGGTCGGGGGGCTTTTCAGGACCCTACACATTATAGCTTTTGGAATGAGAACAGTTTTTTGTATTACACAGATGACAGGTATCGCCAGCTTTACGATATCAAGCCAAAGTTTGGTATTGTCAATATTTGTACTTCGGCAATGACGCATGACAAAATTTGTTGGGTTATTGCCTTTTTGAAAGCAATAAAGGAGTAAGATCATGAGTAAGTTTTTAATCGCAGGTTTATTGTTACTGAATGCAGCTGTCGCAGAAGCAACCTTTTACTGTTCTAATAATGCACTTGATGCAGAATCGAAATTTTATGGGGACTTTGGGGCACCGGGAGCTGAAGGGCAGGTCTACTATTTTGGGCCTAATAACACACCTTCGGACAATATCGGGATGTATTATTTCAAAAGTGATACCTACCTGATCATGGAATTTCCGGGAGAGTCTCGCCATTTTTGTAACAAAACAGGCACAGATACTTGGTCATGTAAAAGAGGCCGATCAAGTAAGGCTCTCAGGTATTCAATGCTTTGCAAAGATGAAGTTTGAGATTATTTGATGGCCCGTGGGCTCGATCCACTGAGCCTAACGGTTTTCCGGCATTAGGCTGGGCCGAAGGTTTTATCTCATGGGAGGGACTTAAAATCTATTCGATAGTTTGCTGCTCAAATAATTCTCAAGTGCTTTACGATAACTTGCTGCATTCGAAAGATATCATGCTTCATGACCTGCAAGTTATTAAAAGCCAAGATTGTAATAATAATGTTAAGAAAGCATATAATAAATCTTTAAAAACATGTCAAAATGATATTGTAATTTTTGTTCATCAGGATGTTGTGCTGCATGATGATTTTTTCCCGTCCTTGGATCGGGCGCTTCATCTGCTCTCTGATTGCCCTTGGGCGGTGTTAGGAGTGGCTGGCAAGACCAAAATGGGGACCTTATCAGCTAATGTCATAGATCGGGGTTATCCGCTCATTACCAAGGATTTCAAACCGACAGCTGTTCAAACTCTTGACGAATTGCTCATCGTTTTCAATAAAACCCTCTATCCTGCAATAACATTCGATGAAAAAATACCGCACCATCACCTCTTTGGGACTGATCTTTGCTTGCAAGCGAAACAGCTCGGGAAAAAATCTTATGTTATAGATGCACCATGCTCTCATAATTCATCTTTAAAAACTTTACCACCGTGTTATTATCAAAGTGAGACATACATCAGACTGAAATGGGCAAAGTATCTCCCGATCCACACAACATGCAGCACCATAAATTTTGAAGGGTTTTGATATGAGTGAAAAATTGGTGACAGGCAAAGTAATCCGAATGGCATGTATGCGTAAGGGACTTTGCGCCTATCCAAACGAAACAATCTTGGTTTCGCAAGAGGCATTGTGGCAAATGTCACAATCAGCAATGGGCATCCCGGTTGTTATCGATCATCCTCAAGAGCTGCTCACAGATGAGACGATTGACCGTGTTAAAATCGTGGGACGTGTCAGCACAATGGAATACGACGAGTATTCCGATCTTTGGATTGCAGAATTTGTGCTTGACGATCAAGAGGGAGTGAACCTTTTACAAAACGGTTGGGGTGTCAGCACAGCATGGTTTGGCGATAAATACCTCGAAGGTGGAACGCTGAACAATGTCCCATACGACCGAGAATTGGTAGAGGGAAGATACGAGCATTTGGCAATTGTCAAAAACCCTCGGTATGAAATGGCCAATAACCCCATTTTCCTAAATTCGCAAACTTTGCAAAATAGCGAAGAACCAGCTACAATAGTAACTAATAAAAACATCGAGAAGAGGGACCAAGGCATGATTGGGAGAATATTTAAAAAGCTTACACAAAAAGAAGAGCTGAAAACGAATGAAGGCGAAGACTTCGTAATTGAAGTTGAAGGCAAAGAGCTGTCGATCAAAGACATACTCGCCCAAAACAAAAGCCTCGTTTCACAAGTTGAGGAGCTGAAACTCAACAAGAAAAATGAAGAAGACAAAAAAGAAGAAGAAGATAAAAAGGAAAATGAAGACAGCTCTACTGTCGATATCGATGGTGAAGAGATCAAAATGTCTTCTCTAAAAGAGATGTATCGTGCATCAAAAAAGAAAAACGAAACAGACTGTGAAGATAAAAAAGAAGAGAAAAAAGAAAACTCTCTTGAAGATGAAGAGACAGATAAAAACTTTAAAATGGTAAAAGAGCTGCACGAAAACGGTGTGACATACAGTATTGAGACTGATTTTATGTCTACTCGTGAAAAAGTGGAGCTGGGCAAAAAGCGTTACGGACGTAGAGCTTAATTAGTTAGCAAGCGACAAAAGTTAGCGATAAGCAATAAAAATATTAGGAGTGATTAAAATGGCTTTAAATCAGAATCAGTTCGGGATGTCCACTCTCAAGGGGACCTTAATTTCGGGCAAATCAATGACAGTAGAGTTTTACTCTGCAACAGGTACAGACACAATTACCCCCGGTGAATTCGTGTTGATTGGATCAACAGCAACAGGTCAAGTCACAAAAGTGACTGCTGGAGCAAACCTCACTGATGCTTACTTTGGTGTGGTTCTAACAAACCCTCTCAAAGAATCATATGCAGTTGGCGAAAAGCTTGAAATCGCTCTCATGGGATCTTTAGTAATCCTTGAAGCAAGCGGTGCAATCACTGCTGGTGCTAATTTGCAGTATGCGCATGATACCAAGAAGGTTGCAACACATGCCGACAGCAACACAGTGGTTGGTATCGCTATGGAAAATGCAGCTGGTAACGCTTCTCTGTTCAGGGCGATGGTTTTCAGGGCTGCAATAAGCGGTGCAACGGGCGCTACGGGCGCTACGGGTGCAACGGGTGCAACGGGCGCTACTGGCCCAACAGGTCCTACTGGTCCCACTGGAGCCTAATTTTTCTTGATTAATAATTGTGGGCCTTAGTGGCCCATGTAAACGAAAAGGAATTGATACATGAAAAATCCATTTAGATTTTTTGACGTAAACAAGAACGAGATTAACAAAAACTCTCTTGGTTATTCACAGCTGATTACTACACTGACAGCTGTTGGCAAGAAGGTTTCAGAGCAAAAATTCTATGAAATCGACTTTGCAGAGTATGTTCCAGTTGTTGTCGGCAACGGTGCGTTTCAAAGATCGATCATCAACTGGCGTACTTTCGTCAAGGGCGAAGGTTTCAAAACTGGCGTTATCAGCAACTCTTCAAACAACTCTCAAATGAACTATGTAGACGCTGCATACGATCAATTAACCCAGCCGATCTACAACTGGGCCAAAGGTGTTATCCTAAACATTTTTGAGCTTGAAGAAGCGATGCAAGCTGGTACGATCTTCTCCCTGATTGAAGCGAGAGAAATTGCACGCCGTAAGGAGTGGGACCTTGGTTTACAGGAAGTTGCCTTCTTGGGTTACGGCTCCGACAAAGGACTGCTTAACCAAGCCGGCGTGACTGTGAATACAACGGTTATCACCAAGCGCATTCCAACAATGACGAGTGCAGAGTTCAACACTTTTGCCGGTGCAATTTATGAAGCATATCGTGCAAACTGCTCACGCACAGCCAAGCCCTCACTTTTCATTATCCCTGAAGCTGATTGGAACGGCCTGGTCAACTTCCCTAACGCTGATTATCCGCTCAAAACAAAGTTGGAGTTGTTGACAGAAGCTTTCAAAACCATCACAGCCAATGCAAATTTCAAAATTCTTCCTTGCGCCTACTGCGACAAGGCAAACTTTGATGCAACCAACAACCGTTACGTCCTCACAAACTACGATGAGGCTAGCGTCAAAATGGATCTCCCAATCGACTACACCATGACACAGGCCGGAACTTTCAACGGCTTCAACTGGGAAAACGTTGGTTATGGATCATTCACAGGTGTTCTAGCACAACGTCCTGCTGAAATGCTGTATTTTGGTAACACTGCAACCTAAGAGCTGAACGATGCAAAAAAATGTTGAAAATAAAAACGCTAAAAAGATGAACGTGGTAGAACAAGAATGCTCGGATGTCCGAGTGTTCTCTACACGTCCGGGAGCAGTTGGGTGTCCAGATGGGACATTAGTGGAGTTTAAAAAAGCCGTTATTGTCTCAAAAGAAGTAGCGGAATGGTTATTTAAATCCTTTCCTGAATTCATGATGGAGATTAAATGATCACTGTCTCTGATATCGTCGTCGATGATTTTAAAACTCTTTTCAAAAGAGATTTTACGTATGCTATCGCAATAGGGGCTACAACCTCTTCATTCCCGTGTGACATACAAAAAGAGATGATCACTGACGACGATATCAACAGGGCTTTTTTAGAGGCTAAAATCAATTTCAATGAATCGCTCTACTCCGATGATGATCAATTGAAAATGATGTTTTTGTATTTAACGGCTCATTATTTAGTGTACGATCTCACCACATCAAAACAACCTTTGGGAGCTGGTTCATCTTTTCCAGTAAGTTCCCGATCGATTGGAGGTGTGAGTGAGTCATACACAATACCAGCATGGGTATCAGAAGATCCTGTATTAGGTGCCTTCGCAACAACAAGGTATGGCATTAAATACATTTCTCTTCTGAAACCATTGTTGATTGGCAACGTGCAAGTGTATGAGGGTGCAACTACACCGTGGTAAAGAGTGCAATCAAATTTGACAGGAAGCAGATCGATAACATTCAAAAGTTTATCGATGCAAATCATTCTGTCAAAATTGGCGTTCTCGCATCAGCTGAACAGCGTAAAGAAAAAGGTATCGGTGCTCTCGCATTAGCGATGGTTCATGAATTTGGATCTGAAGTACAAAATATACCCGAACGGTCATTTCTAAGAAAAACATTTATCAATCGCAAGGATGATTTTAAAAAGGACTATGAAGCGGCAAAGAATATCATCCTTGAAAAAATTGCCAATGGTGAGGGTGATGTTGTTTTGAATGAAATAGGGATGAAATGGGTTGGGTATGTCCAGCAAACTTTTGTTGCTCAAGGGCCAGGGTGGGATGCTCTATCTCCCCGAAGGATTGCACAGCGGAGCAAAACAGGCCGAGCAAAAAACAACTCAAACAAAGAAAAGTTTTCCATTTTGTGGGATACAGGGCAGCTCTTGCGATCAATCAACTATGAGGTGGTTTGATGTTACCCAACCTTAATAGTGCAGTTATGGCATGGGCAAAACCAACAAAGGTTTTCATTGTTGCCAAACGGCAGCAAGATTTCAAAACAGTTGAATCGTATTATGAAAAGACTGTCAGCATTTTTCGTGCAAGAGGATCTCGTACTCTTGAGATGACTCCAGATGGGCAGCGTAACGTGACAACTGAAAGATTATTTTGTGACAACAGCCTGATACTTAAAAATGATGACATTATAATCTTTGATTGCAAAGAAGGCGAAAAGTTCAGAGTCATTGACAACATCAATTACTCAGAGCATGGATTTTTAGAATACACAATAAAAAGCGATTATATATGACCTCTACTCCTCAAATAATTTGCGATATCATCCAACAGGGTATGGGGTTGGGTGATGACCAAATTTGGATTTATAATCAGCGCAAAACCGTAACGTATGACAAGCGATTGTATGTAACGGTAGGGGTGGTCACTATCAAGCCGTATGGGAATAATGTAAAATTCAATCACACCACACAAAAAGACGAAACCTCCCAATATGTACAAGAAACACTAACAATCAATGTTTTCTCGTACACCACAGAGGCTCTTGAAAGGTATCATGAGGTGATGGGATCACTGATATCTACATACAGCCAACAAAAGCAAGCACTCCTTGGTTTGCGCATTGCTCAAGTCCCAATTGCGATAAATGATGTGTCTGCCATTGAAGGCACAACTATTCTTTATCGGATAGCGATCACGTTGCCCGTACTTCGCAAATACGATAAACTGATTACAGCAGAATACTATGATACTTTTCAAGATGCAGATGTCTCTCTAACTCAATAATGAGGGTTTAAATATGAGTATGATCGATATTGTAAACGTAGTGAATATAAGCGTAATAACACCCCCAGCCGGGTTAGCTGCATATTCGATAAACAACCTTGTTTGTTTCACAAAAGAAACACCAGCGGTAGCCTTGACAGGTTCATTTGCAGCTTATGCAAGTGCCTCCGAAGTTGCGACACAATGGGGAACCGCTTCGGCTGTTCATGCAGCAGCAGTTGCCGTATTTTCTCAGTCTCCCAACATCCTGACAGGTGGTGGTTTATTCATCGTCATTCCGATGCTAACTGATGAAGTGTTGGAACAGGCGATCTCTCGTGCATCAGAGCTGATATACTTCGGTGGATGTGGTGCGGTTTATGAACTAGGGGTATCGGGGCCAACCGGATACACTGGCGCAACAGGAGCGAACCTCGAAGCTCTCAGGGCCGCTGCTGTTGCAGAGGCAGCTGGAAAACTTCTTTTCCTTACCGACGATGATGCAGCCTCATTGCAATCAGGCGGTTTGGCATATGAAGTTAAGGATCGTTCGCTGGATCATGCGAGGGTTCTTTATCACTCAGTGTCAGGACAGCTTGAACCTTTCAAGTGGGCATATGCTGGCCGTGGTATGAGCACTAACTTCTCTGCAATCAATGTTGCATCTACCATGCATCTCAAAAATCTTGCCGGGGTATCCTCTGATTCAGGCATGAACCAAACCCTGCTTAATGCAGCCAAGGCCGTTGGAGCCGATGTCTATGTTAATATTGCAGGTCAAGCTTGTGTCATGTCTTTTGGCGCAAATGAATTCTATGACGATGTCTACAACCTTGATTGGCTCGTCGGAGCCCTTGAAGTCGCAGGGTTCAATTACCTTCGGCAGACAGGAACAAAGATCCCACAAACGGAACAAGGCATGGATGGACTAAAAGCAGCATACCGTAGGGTGTGCTCGCAAGCTGTATCCAATGGTTTCATTGCCCCTGGCAGCTGGACAGGTAGCGATACTTTTGGAGATCCCGAGGATTTCAAGCGTAACATCACTGATTTCGGCTTTTACATTTATTCACAGCCAGTGGCTCTCCAGCCCGTCGCAGATCGTAACGCAAGAGAAGCACCTGTAGTTCAAATAGCGATCAAATTTGCTGGAGCAATTCACTCAACCGATGTCATTGTAAACGTCAATAAATAATCATAACCAATAGGGGTTCACATATGGGCACTTTTTCATTATTCGGCAGCGATACAATAAAAATCGGTGAAAGAATTCTTTCAGACTTTGGCAAAGGCGAAGTGGCAAAGATTTCCTTTCCAACAGAGCTTGCTACCGTAACGACAGGCAAGAATGGCAATGCTATTTATGTTCAAAACGCCTCTGGCTTTCAAGCTGAGCTCGAACTAAGAGTTATCAGAGGGAGTGGCGACGATAAGGCACTCCAAAGTCTCCTCACAGGATACCGTTCAAACCCAACGGGGTTTGTCCTTCAGAATGCAGAGCTAGCTAAAAAGATCGGTGATGGAACGGGCAAAGTCGCATCTGACGCCTATGTTCTCACTGGTGGAGTCCCAACAAAACAAGTTGAAGTCGTGTCGAATGTTGAGGGCGATGCTGAACAAGCAATCTCTGTCTACACGTGGGTATTTGCAACAAGTGACAGGGCTATAGCGTAATGAAGAAGATCACTTTGGAATCCGGCGCAATTCTCGATATCACCTTGCTTCCTTTCTGGGAAGCTTGGCAGGTGTCGAGGATTGTTTTAAAAGAAGTAAAGAAACTTGATTTTAGCGATTTTAACGGGATTGCTTTCGATGCATTGACAGAGACAGACATGCTTCGGCTTAAGACGCCTCTTTGTTCAGTTTTAGCAAGTGAAGAGCTTATTGAAGCGGCCAAGACATGTTTTAAAAAATGCACCTACAACGGCTTTAAAATCGACGTTGACACGTTTGAAAATGTAGAAGCTAGAAAAGATTTCATCATAGTTTGTTATCATGTCATTTGGGAGAATATCTCCCCTTTTTTCGAAAATCTAGTTTCTCTTTTCAAAGCGAAATAGTCGATAATTCTTGTCAAGAATCCCCTAAAATCGAAATTGCAATGGATACCCACACTTTCATGGTCATGGAGCTGGCAAGTGCTGGGTTTGGATCGCCTGAAGTATTGATGAATGAAAGGGTTGATTTAATATGCGATGCTTATGATTATCTGATCTTCAAGAATAAATACGAACATCAACTCTATTTGATGAGGTCCAAAAAATGAATATCGGTGAATTAATTTTTGCTCTCGGGTTCAAGTCTGTCGGGGGCAACGTTGTAAAGAATTTCCAAAAGAACCTTGATACGGTTGCAGGAGCCGAAGCAAAGGCAAATGAAGCACGTCAAGAAGGCATAAAGACTTCCACTGCAATGATGGGCAAGATGAGTCAACTTGGCCAGATACTCAACAGTGTAAAATTTCAAATCACTGCCACCGCTTCGGCACTCGTTTATTTCGTCAAAAGCGCCTCTAATGTTGCCGTGGAGATCGACAAAGTCCAAGCCCTCACCGGATTATCCACTGGCACCATTCAACGCTTGGGAGCCATGGCAGCCCAAACGGGAATGAATATAGGCGATTTGACGGGGGCAATTCAACATTTTCAACGGGAGTCGATTAACATCCAGCTCGGAAGAGGTGGGAATATCGGGACATATCAATTCTTAGGGATTGATCCCCATGAAGATCCCCTTAAGATCCTCGATCAGCTTTCGAAGAAGCTTAAAACCATGCCTGTGGCTCTTGGTACTACCATGGCAAGAGATCTCGGCCTGTCAGATGATTTGATCTACTTTCTTAAGAACGTTGATAACCTCGCCCCTACATCTGATGAGTTGATATTGAGCGACAAAGAGATTAAGAGGCTCAAACAGTTCAACTTCACGTTCAACAAGTTATTCGATCAATCGAAAAAGGTTTTGCAACAATTTGCAGTCGCCCTGGCTCCCATCGCTCAAGGAGTTCTTTTCTATTTCGAAAAGATGGGCAACATGTTTTCGGGTGTAGGGCAAAAGCTAGCTAAATTCTCAACGTCTATTCGTCCTCACCTACTCCCTCTTATCGTAATTGGTGCGGCCTTATTTGCAGCGTTCATGCCCGTTACAGCGGCCTTTATCGCCATTGCAGCGGTGTTAGAGGATCTTTGGACTTTCGTCAATGGTGGAGACTCATTATTCGGTAGGATGTTTAATTGGCTCACTGATATCAATGCAAGGCTGAAGGACTTGATCCATTTTTACATTCAACTTCGCAAACTCATGACCATTGGCAACTATGATGAATATTACGACAATATGGAAAAAGAGATGTTGCAGGGTGCAGAGGATTGGCTCAAAAACCGCAAAGAGGAACAGCAGTCACCCGAGGCAAAGGCAAGAGCGGATCAGCGCAAGGCAATGATTGATAAGCAGTTCAAGGATATCAATTTAAACCCGAGTTTGATGGACTCGATCAACACGCTTAAAAACAAAGTCCTTGCACCAATTATTTCCCCTCAAAAAACAGGGGGAGACAAAACCAGTGCTGTCAACAATATTAACATCAACATCAATGAGTCAAAAACGCCGGAGCAAACAGCCAATGCACTGCAAACAAAACTTAGTGACGCCTTTTGGCAACGGCAGGGAGGATTAGCCTAATGTCCATTTTAAATTCAATCAGCGGAGCAGCAAAGGCGATCAATATAGGAGGCTCAGCTCTGTCATTGATCGGCATGGGAACCTCTTTAATCCGCAATAAGGACCTAAAAAGAGGGATCGATGGTTTTTTGTTTGATGTCCCATTGACGGAAAACATCACTATGTCATCAAACATTACAAATCACTACATCGAAGATAACACCACACTCCAAGACCATGTTGCATTAAACCCGATCAGTATCACTCTCACAGGTAAGGTTGCAGAGCTTGTTTACACTAAGCAAGCTTCACTTTCTTTTCTTACTGCTGTTGCCGACCGATTAGCCCCCCTTGGAGTATTAAGCCCAGCGCAATCAGGGCAAGCACAAAAAGCAATCGCTTCCGCAAACCAAGCATTGTCGGCTATAACAAGTGCAAAAAAAGCTCTTAATTCATTATCGGACGTGTTTACCGACAATCCCTCTCTAAATAGACAACAAACAGCCTATTACAAATTTGAATCTTATTTTTTAGGAAGAGCGAGGCTTTCGGTTGAAACACCATGGAGGACATACACAGACATGGTGATTGAACAGTTTGCAGCGGATCAAGATCAGAACTCAACAGAAGAGACCACATTTACAATTACATTCAAACAGGTCAAGTTTGTTGAAACGAAGTCGAATGTGGGGACATTGAAAGGCCGCATTGCAGAGCAAGCAAGCAAGATACTTAATAAGGGTGTACAGACAGGCTCAAAAGATGAAAGTTTCGGTGTGTCTGCATTGAAGGGATTGGGAGTGGTTAAATGAGACAAATTACGACAATCAATGATTATCCCAAGCAATCATTTTTCATCACTATTGAAAATTATGAATCTGCTGAGGTTCTTTTAGAGTTTAAACCTTTGCAGCAAGGATGGTTTATAAATCTCACTTGGGGAACGGTAGGGATTAAACAGATGAGAGTTGTTGCTTCGCCTAACATTTTAGGACAGTTCTCCAATGTTTTGCCGTTTGGAATTGCGATATCAGGGGTAGACGATATTGATCCTTTTGCGATTGATGCATGGCTCACAGGGTGGAAGTTTTACGTTCTTGATCAAAATGATCTCGCTGAAGTAGAGGCATTATATGTCCAGTGAAACAACTCCAATTCTAAAATCAAATAGGGCGTTCATTATGAATGTTGAAGTTGGAGACAATGAGTTTTTAGAGATCAAGTCTCCTTTCTCCGTTGAATTTGAGATTGTTCGCAGCAATCTAGCAGATGCGAATACCGCAAACTTCACCATTTATAATCTTTCAAAAGATAACAGGGGAAAGATTTTTAAAGATGTTTATACGCCACAAATAAGGCGACAAATTGAATTCTTTGCAGGGTACTCTGAAAAGCCTACCGATCTTTTGCCAAGATGTTTCCGAGGTGAAATCAAAAGAGCATATTCCCAAAGGTCGGGATCAGACTTCAAAACAATAATTGAGTGCTTCGATGGTAGCATATCTTCTAACTCAAAAGTAGTACACGAAACAACTCCAGCAGGAACAACAAACCTTGCTCTTCTTACAAAGTTAACTTCATCGATGCAGGGAGTGGATACGGTCACTGTCGGGAGATCGCCTGACCTTGCCAATGTTGCAAAGAGAGCCACTTCAATTTTTGGCAACATCATTGATGTAGTGAAACAGCTATCAAATGACAAGTTTTACATTGATTCCGGCAATGCCTATATTTTAGATGACTCTGAGGTGGTGAACGGTGAATTACGCTTGATTGACTCTAATAATGGGATCATAGGCACACCGAGGAGAGGCGAACTTTACACTGAAATAGACATGATATTTGAGCCAAGGATAAAACCTTCACAGCTGCTTGAATTGAAAACCATCACCGAAGATCGCTTCAATGGTGTTTACAAGGTTACGGGCATTGTACACAGGGGGACAATATCCGCGACAGTTGGGGGATCTTGTATCACCACTTTGACACTGCAATACCAAAAAAATTATCGTGTCGTGTTTGATGTATCAAAGAATGAGTACAGAGCGGAGCAACAATGACAGTAAACACAATAGGGCCAAAGGCCGATCCCACTCTTAATTATCTTTTGGGTGACGTACAAAGGCAAACAGCATTATCGATAAATTGCGTACAAATCGGGACCATTGAAGATTACAATTCATCTAACAACACCGCAAAGGTTTCAATCAATTTCAAAGTGCTTCTTAAAAATGGTGATGAAGTCTCCTATCCTGTTCTTGAAGATTGCCCGGTGTTTGTCTTCTCGGGTGGGGACTCCTCACTGTCAATGCCTGTTGAAAAAGGCGATACATGTTTAGTTTTATTTAATGATAAAAACATGGATGATTGGTATTTGACGGGAAAGGTGAAGGCCCCAGCGGATAACCGTATTCACTCTATTGCAGATGGTATTGTGCTGGTTGGGATCAGATCCCTGGCTGATTTAAAGGTATACCCGAGCGTCCCAACTCTGGACGGTGGTTCAAAGAAGATCGCAATCAAAAATGATGATACTGATTTAAAAAGTCTTATGACAAGCCTCAATACTACGCTTTCTAGTTTGATTGATGAAATTAAAAAAATGAATAGTAAAAGTGCGGATATTATGACAGCTATAGCAGCAATAACGGTAACAGTCTCCGCAGCTCCAGGGACTTCAACAGTTCCACTTAATAAGGCAACTTTCGAATCAGCAAATGGGGCTTTCACTAATTTCAATACTGAATTAGATAGCATTAAAACAGACATTACAGAGCTTACTGAGGAGATAGAAAAACTTCTCGATGAAGGGGAAATAGTATGAGATTCAGGTCATTAGACGGTGGACGGGATTGGGTGTTTGGCAATGGTCGTCAGGCGTACGCAAATTTCAATCAAGCCATTGTATTAAACATCGAAACGACTATCAGAACATTTTTCGGGGAGTGCTTTTTCAACCCTGATATCGGCCAGCCTTGGTTTGACCTTATCACCTTGAGAGACAAGGCAGCTGTGGTTCTAATCCTCAAAGGGGCAATCTCTGAATTATATGGTGTTTTGGGTGTTAAAGAATTAGAATACTCCTATTCTGTAAATAGGGAATTAGAAATAATTTATGATATCAAAACGCTTTACGCAGATAGATTGAGAGGGACTATAAACATATGACAAACTACATTGATGAAACAGGTTTAGTCCTCGAAAGTTTGGCCGATATAGTAACAGACCTAGAAACGAGTTTTAAAGAGATTTATGGCGAAGATATCAATGTTGACGCCAATAGTCCTGATGGGCAAATGATAAACATATTTGCGCAAGCAAAAATTGACATGTTGGATCTCATCTCTCAAGTCTACAACTCATTTTCACCTACAAGCGCAATTGGCTCAACGCTTGACCAACGGTGTGCAATCAATGGTGTTGTGCGTAAAGCAGCTACAAGGACTACTGTGTATTTAGATATCACAACAGACCGTGTGGCATCTCTTCCCGGACTCGACACGGTAGGTTCAATCCCTTTCACGGTGTCTGATGGATCTGGAAACAAATTCAATTTAATCACCGCTACAACCACAATTAACGGTGTGAACTCTCTTTTATTTTCCGCAGAAGAAGCAGGTGCCGTTGAAGTCATTGACGATACCATTACAAACATCGAAACCGTGACATTAGGGGTTCTCACAGCCAATAACCCAAGTGGAGCGATTATCCAAGGCGCGAATGAGGAAACAGATGCACAGCTTAGATTTAGAAGGACTCAATCGGTAGCAAACCCTTCAACGGGATATCTTGACGGACTAACAAGTGCTCTACTCGGCATTGAAGAGGTTCTTTACGCTCTTGTTTTTGAAAACAACACTTCGGTGACAGACGCAAACGGAATACCGCCACACTCTATTTGGCCTATTGTTGACGGTGGTGATGAAGACGATATAGCGGACATTATAAATAAGAAAAGAAACGCTGGCTGTGGAATGTACTACGGGACAGGCCCGACAGGCCCTACAGGAACAGCAAAGTCGGTTACAATTACACAAGTCAATGGTGTTCCCATTGATATCTTGTTTTCAAGGCCAACCTATTACGATCTCTATATTGAACTAACAATAACAAGCAAAGACGTGTCACATACTATTGATACAGATTTCATCAAATCATCGATATTTTCAAATATTGTGTACGGGATTAATGAAATGGCCGATTACTCTGAGATTGCCGCTCATGTCAAATCAATTGATCCATTAGCAGTAATCGCAAGCGGTGGTGTAGGTTCAGCGCCTTCGCCTACAGACTCATATATTGCCCCTCCAACTATAAATGGTAGGTGGATTATATCGGGTGCAAAAATTGCAATTATAGTGGTGTAACTATGACAGAATTAGAAGATACCAAAAATTATTATGTCGAACTCCTTTTATATCAATATATCAATCAACCGAAGGCTAAAGCTACTATCGCGGCTTTAGTCGATGTTGCCATTTGCGATCTCGTCGCAAAAGACTTGGATCAAGCGTTTAACATTGAAACCGCTATTGGAAAACAACTTGATGTATTGGGAGAATACATAGGGTTATCAAGGGTTCTATCTGTACCAATTAGGAGGACATATTTAAAATTTGATGATCAAGAATTTTTAGCTGGTACAACATATGGTCTTACTGACTATAATGATTCAACTGTCAATTTAGGGATATATTTTTATAGTTATATCAATGCAACATCAGGAGAATCATCATTGAATGATGATGATTACAGATTTCTTTTAAAGCTTAAACTTTTCTTGAATTTGTCAAAAAATACTTACTATGAAATAACGGATTCTTTGAAGCAATTCTTTGATGACAAGATTATCATGTTTGACAATTTAGACATGACAATAACTTATTTTATCAGCAATGAGTCTTATACTGTCTTTATTGTAACAACTGGGTATCTTGCCGATTTATTGCCAAAACCAATGGGAGTTGGTATCAAAAATGTATTTTCAGTAATTGATCCTCTCAACGTTTGGGTATGGGGTGATTATGAGACATCTTATTTAGCTACAGATGGGTTTTCAGATTATGAAGGCGATACGTCAACAGCCGAATTTTTAGATTATACAATGGGGATATAAAATGGCTCGTTTACCTTATAAATTACAAAAGATTTTCGCCAATGTTGCAGCCGATGGAAAACTCGCTCAATTCGGCTCATTGAAAGCTGGGAATCCTACATACTCAGATGATCCAGATGTTATTCAGGCATTAACATATTTTGGTTCTGGCTTGGGATCAGCTTTGATTAATCAGGCTCCACCTGCGATTCAAGAGTTTGATGCTTTGTTTAATATCATGACAAGACAAGTTGCATATTTTCAACAAACAGGGATACCAGAATGGGATGAAAATACCATTTATTATATAGGTTGTTTAGCGCAAGAGAATGGCATTATCTTTATGTCATTAGTCGATGATAACCAAAACAATGCTTTGAGTGATACAGCTAAATGGAAATTATTTTGTAACGGTAAAACGGTTACAGTTACGGGGTATGAGCATGTTGTAGCGTATGATGAAGAACATATAAGGGTTGTTAACGCAGCTCCAAGCGAGGACATTATAATAAAATTGCCGTTAAGTTCAGGATCTTCTGGTCTTGACTATGTTGGAAGAAAAATTTCAGTTATGAGTGAGGTTCCTACTGCCGCATCATTTGATGTTAAAATATATACGGGTGATGCTATTCTTGTGGCTACCCTAACTAATATATATCAATCATTGACATTCATAGCTGATAATTCATTTTCAGGAAGATGGAAAATTGTTTTGGGCAGTTTTGCATCACCTTATGCATAACAAAGGAAATTTGAATGGCTAAGATAACAAAAAAATATCAAAGAATTTTTGCTGGTGATGTGCCGGCTAATAATATTTTGGCAGAGTTTGGATCTCTCAAAGATGGTTCAATAGCTTATTCAGATGATCCTGCTGAAATTCAATCAAGGACGGCATGGGTAGATGGTTTGCAATCTGCATTAATTAACAATTATAATCCTGCTGTGCAAGATATCAACTCTTTGCTTTATGTAATAACTAGACAAATTTCTTATTTGCAACAACAAGGCCTAACTGAATGGTCAAGCTTGGTGACATATTATGAGGGTTCTTTAGTACTTAAATATGTATGGAGTGATTATAGACGTGGTGTAGCTATTTTTGAATCATTAACAAATGATAATTTAAATAATCAACTATCTGACTTGACCAAATGGAGATGCATCAAAACAAATATTATAACAGCCTACGTTACTGGAGCAGGAGGCATTTCAACAGATATAAGTTATGATGATTATTTTTATACAGTTTATACACATTCTTCTTCTCCTATATCTGTTTATTTGCCGACAGCATCTAACGGGTTAAAAGGTAGAACGGTTATCGTTTCAAATAGATGGTATTCTCCTCCAACACTAAGAGTTGTTAGAGTGTATGTTAAAGATTCATCAACCATAGATGGCAATGCATTTATAACCTTACCAAAGTCTGGCGCTCATGCTCATTTTATTTGTAGTGGTTCGTCTTGGCATCTTATCGACAATCTTTCTCCAGCTTAAGTAAAGGATTTTTTATGGCAAGGTTGATTCAAAAAAGAACAAAAATATTTGCAAGTGTAGGGGCTACAGGAGTGTTGTCAGAATTTGGGTCATATGCTGAATCTGATCCTACTTATTCTGAAAATATCGATGATCTACAATCTAGGGATGCATGGAATGATGGATTTTCATCAGCGGTAGATGTAAATAATTGTCCGATGATACAAGATTTAAATACTTTATTTTATGTGCTTACTTCGCAATTAGTTTATTTAGCTGAGGAAGGTATTTCTGAATGGGATTCTGCTAAAACATATTATATCGGTTCATTTATCAAAGAATCTGATGGTAGAGTATTCATGTCTGTTGCCGACGATAATTTAAATAATGCTTTGAGCGACACAACAAAATGGAAGCTAGTTTTAGAAAATCGAGTCATATCACCGGAGGATAATTATTCTGTAGCTTATGATATCCATGCTGTTTTTGCGAATAAAGCTACAGCAATAACAATAACCGTGCCCACACCATCAGAAGCAAACAAAGGGCGAGAGATCGTCATTAAGAATATCAACTCAGGAACATGCTCTATTGTTGTTAATGGTGGGTCAACAATTGCTGGCAATGCCACAACAAACCTTGCTCAATGGGGCGCTATAGTAATTAGATCCTCTGGGGATAAGTGGGATTTATTAAAAAATTACACCGCATAATAAAGGGATGTCATGAGTACTATAGACTTTGTCAAAACAGATTGTGGAGATCTATCTTGCCACACCGGGGTTACTTTTTTTGCTGATATTTTAGTTACAAACCAATGCTCGGGATTGCCAGCTGATCTGTCAGGATATGACGCAGAGATGATAATTTATACAGATGATGTATCTACCGATTTAGACACAATTGAGGGTATAATCGATATTGCAACTGGAGTGATAAGGTTTAGTATTCCATCTGATGTAACAGAAGACTATGAAA